GTGGATCACTACAAGCCAACCACGCAAAGTGAGAAACTCAGCCACATAACTTGAGAAAAAAATTTCCCACGTTATGTGGATTTTTTATGGTATTTAAACACTATTTAAACCGCTTTTAAACTATGTTGAAACAGCCCCCATACCTCTCCAGCCACATTATTAAGCAGTCAGTCAAATAGAGCTCCATATCTCTCCACATAACATTTTCCCACGTTATGTGGATTTTTTATTAAGTACAAAAAAATGTTTCTAAATATAGATTGTATTTTTATGTAAAAGCTGCTAAGCTGCTCCTAATCTTGTTGAAATGGATAGAGTGAGAGACTTTACTTATGGAAATATTTAAGCTAGGAGAACTTTTTTGTGGTCCAGGTGGTATTGCTTATGGAGCAAGATTAGCTTCTAATAATAAATTTAGGATTGAGCATGTATGGGCAACAGATTATGATCAAGATACATGTAATACTTATGCAAAGAATATATGTAATAATGAGAAAAAATCTGTTATTTGTGAAGATATTAGACAATTGGATCTAGATGTACTAATGAATATTTCTAATATAGATGCTTTAGCTTTTGGTTTTCCATGTAATGATTATAGCGTTATCGGAGAAAAAAAAGGTATTCATGGTGAATTTGGTGCATTATATGAGTATGGTATAAAAGTACTAAAAAAATTCCAGCCGAAATGGTTTTTAGCTGAAAATGTTGAAGGATTAACGAGTGCAAATGATAATGAAGCATTAAACATTATATTACAAGAAATGTATGAGGCTGGATATTCTGTTTATCCTCACTTGTATTCTTTCGACAATTATGGAGTTCCTCAATCAAGAAAGAGGGTTATAATCATTGGAATTAGAAAAGATATTAAAGTTCAATTTTACCCTCCATCTACAAAGCCATTTTCAAATATAAATAACTCGGTTAGAGTTGCTTTAGAGGTTCCACCAATATCAGATAAAGCCAAAAATAATGAGAAGACTCATCATAGTAAGCGTGTAGTTGAAAGGTTGAATTATATAAAACCTGGTGAAAACGCCTTTACAGCAGATATTCCAGAACATTTAAAGCTTAAAGTAAAGGGAGCTAAAATTAGTCAAATTTATAAGAGATTAGATCCTGATAAGCCATCATATACTGTAACTGGTAGCGGAGGAGGTGGAACACATATGTACCACTGGGAAGAACCAAGGGCTTTAACTAATAGAGAAAGAGCTCGAATCCAGACTTTCCCCGATCATTTTGAATTTTGTGGTTCTAAAGAGAGTGTTCGTAGGCAAATAGGAATGGCAGTTCCAAGTCAGGGAGTGAGAATTATTTTAGAAAGCCTATTTAAGTGTTTTTCAGGAGAATTTTATGATAAAATTGAATGTAATATTAGACCTATAGTTTATGAAGACTAGGAGATTTAAAGATGGGACAAATCGAACAAACCTTACTTGATGAAAATGGGGAATTACCGCAACGTTCAGGCTTAAATTGGGGGCAAAGAGACGGAAGAGAGCCTAATCAAGCATATATAAAAATATCTTCTACTAATTATGGTTTCTTTCCCAGAGATACTCAATTTAAAATTATAACAGAAGATGGTTACTCATTTATTTGCTCTATTGCACAGGAAAATGGAAAAGCTATTCATACACCTAATGATAATTCTGAATTTGGTCGATATTTTCGTGAAAAACTGGGTATTCCTTTAGGAGCTCCTATTAAAACTTCAGATTTAATAAAATACGGTAGAACTAGTATTCATTTTTATAAAATAAACTCAAATATATACAAAATGAAGTTTTAAATGACATTTAAATATCATAAAAAATCCACTCTGGTCAGACAAAGCGGTCTCGGGTCTATGCAGGTGCTATCTGCTTAGGCTGATGTGGTAGAGGTCAGAGCCTACCACATCGCCGCTTCTTTATGTTTACTTGTTACATTCTCAATCTTTGTAGGTAATCGCTTTTACACTCCACATTTGAGCGGTTTGTGCTTCAGTGATTGCCACGCTGGCTAAACGCTTAACCTCTAGTATATTTGTTGAGTTACGTAACTCATTAAGTTGATCAATGATGTCCGCATAAAGCCGTTTGCACTTTGTCACTTCATCGTTATTATCAGGATTAAAAGTTAATCCTACTGCTTTTTGTCCAAATGTTAGATTTCCTTTCATCTACAATTTACTCCTTATGTTTTAATTTAAAAATTGCCGCTAAATGATTCGGAGAAAACCGCCAGCCCTCACAACCGTAATTAATCGCCCTTGCGCACCACTCACTGCAGAAGTATTTATCACGACGTTCTGGAATTAAAAAAATCAATCCTAACGCGCCCCACCAGTCATATTTTTTTCCCTTAGTGAGCTGGTAATAATAGACAACCTGCGACTCGCTTACGCCAGTAAGTGGAATTAAATCCCATTTTCCGTCATCTAAATCAATTACTTTTTTACGTACACCGCCATCCCTGACAGAAGAGCTATAGCATTCGTAATATTCTTCACAGTCATAGCGAGCTGTGAAATTCGCTTGTTTTTTGATTGCAATTTCGCAGTGACTATATTTACCACGCGTAAATTTACGAATTAACCAATCACTAAGTCTGCACCAATAACTATACAGACTATGCCCATCACGCTTGCCTTTATACAAGGCTAAAAATACTTGATCCGTCATTGCTGTGCTTCCGCTAATTCTTGCATTTGTGCAATGATGTCATTGTGGAGTTTTTGCATCTCGTCTAACGTTAAATTTGGCTGTTTTAACTCATATTTCCGCATACGTAATGCCGACATCTTTTCAAGCGTGCTACGTAATTGACCGGCTTGTTTTAAAATAAGCAACGCAGCCGACTTATTATCAATATTGGCAGCTTGGGCAAAACTGACAATATAAACACTTGCATCACCTTGATAATTCTGCTCTTGATACGCCAACGCTGCCTTTTCGCGCTCTTTATATTCGGACTCAAATCGCGTCCATTTTGTAATGAGAGATGAGGCAGTGTTATCAATATCATCAATAAGCTGCTGACGTTTTTCGTTAGCCAACTCTGCTTGTCGCTGTTGATTAAGTACCCACTTTGTACCGTCCCAATCGTGCAATGATGACGGTTTTACCTCAACTTTGCCGTTAAGATAATAACTATCCTGATTGACCAGCTGTGTTTGTAATGCACCGTCATCATCTCGCAAATATAAGTATTCGGGATAATCTGCCCGTGCTTTAGCCTCAAGCTCGTCATAAGTTTTGCCGTGTATCGGCACAACAAACGATGTTTCTCGCCGACCGGTTGCCGGATCAATCACAATTAAATGTATTAGGCTCATACTATTACCTCCTTTTTACGCCTTAGTTTAAAGGAGCGATAAACAAATTGATTTTAAACTGGTTTAAAGATTTAAAGACGGAGGCAATATGAGACTACCAAATGGTTATGGATCAGTATTTAAACTTAGCGGCAGACGTCGCCGCCCATATATCGCACGAAAAACGGTTGGCTATACTGAAAGCGGAAAGCAGATTTACAACATAATTGGCTATTTTGAAACAAAAGAAGAGGCATTGACCGCACTTGCAAACCACAATCAGCAAGATAAGCCGGAACCCAGCATAACATTGGCAAAAGTGTACCAACTCTGGTATCCAATCCACGCCAGACAAGTGTCAAAGTCGACAGCAGAAAGCTATCGCAATAGTTATAACCATCTGTCTGCGATTATCACAATGCCAATCCACAAAATTAAGTATCGGCATCTGCAATCTATTTTAGATGGTATGAAAGAAAAAGGATTATCATATGCGAGCTTAAAAAAAGTAAGATCATTGATAAATCAGCTGTTTGCACATGCTATCATTAATGAGTGGGTTGATCGCAGTTATGGGCAATATTTGCAAATGGGAAAAACACGCCTGTCTATCCACATAAAATTTTTACGCGACAACAAATCAATAAGCTATGGCAATGCCAAACAACAGACACTGATTTAGCATTAATCTTACTTTATAGTGGGATGCGAGTCGGAGAGCTGTTGCAGCTACGCCGCAGTAATATCAACTTAAAACAAAAATATTTTGACATCACAACGTCAAAAACAAAAGCAGGTATTCGCATTATCCCAATCCACCCTCGTATTTTACCAATTGTAGAACGGCGGCTTCAGAAAAAACAGAAATACCTGTTTGTTGACGAAACTGGTCAACCTCTAACTTATGCCAAAGCAGCAACGCAATTTGCGAAAGCAATGCAAGCAATCCGAGCAAAACACACTACACACGACTGTCGCCACACAGTAGCAACTTTGCTTGATGCTGCCGGTGCCAACAAAGTTGCACGCGACAGATTGCTGGGACACGCATCAAATAATGTCGGAGATAGTGTTTATACGCATAAGACATTGATACACTTGCGAAAAGTGATAAATTTGCTCAAATAATGTAGTTAATCGTGTTTTTAACCTGCCTTTAAATCGCTTTAAACAGTGATTAAATCACCGTTTAAAGCGATTGTTATTTGTGTGTTACTGGATAAAAAAATCAGTAAAAACCCAGCTTTCCCTGCTGATATGATTACCCAAGGGAGGATCGGTTGAAACTGTTGGTAATGTTACAGTTGTGACACTGCCAATAAGATATAAAGCTACTAACTTATTTGCGTGTGCAAACGCCAGCGATACTGGCTATTCGCAAACTGCAGAAAATGCTAACGTGGAAAAAATGGAAAATACATATGTTGCCATAATATCATATCAAGGTTACAGAGGCGCTAAAGTAGGTTTTGTTGAATGGTTTTCTGTTGGCATCTAGCCTAGCCAAGGGGGAACTGCACTCACAAATAATAAAGGTAACTGTGATATTACCTTTGCCATCCCATTTAATAACTACAATTATACTATCGTTGGGATGCATAGCGGTGGATCTGTAGCCATTACAACAGAGTTGTATACAGCAAGAGCCAAAAATAAAACAACAGTAATGCTACGGAGTGCAAATAACGGTTATGGAGAGCGTTATGCCATCCGATATTTTTGCGCCGGCGTCTAGCCAAGGGGGAGATTTAGGCAGCAATCTCATTAATAATAAAAGCTCCGTTAATTTACCAATTACAGTTAATATAATTGTCTATGTTGGAGCAACAGATTACGACTATTCTGGAAATCCTTTTATTTATAATATTTATGATTTAACAAGAAACTCGTTTAAAATCTATGCAGAACGCCCCAGACCTGGACTAGAAGCACGTATTTGGGGGAAGTACCTCTGCATAGCTTTTTAAGTTATGTGATAGCTATCCAATACCAACGCATAAATAACGCTGCAAATCGCCAGATCCGCTTGACAAAAAACATACTTCAGTGGTGTTATTTGCTTTAGCCACATTCCAGCCGTAAGCCCACAAAGGTGCTTTTGTTTGACTTCCGTGTTCCGCTTGATAATTTATTGCCTCTAACATTAGTTTTACAGCAATTGGTATTTTTACGATTTTATATGTTTCGTTTAATAACAGTTCGAAACGTCCCCCTTGGCTACTGCCCAATAGAAAGTACAAGTGCGTCAGCTCCTACATTAAAAAATATAGCTCGAATTAAATTGACATCACTGCTAGTGTCTATTGTTCCAACATCACTTTTTGATAGTTCCATTAAATTTACATAAAAACATTTATTGGGATACGAAACGGGAAATATGAATACGCCAGACGACTTTAATATATATCCCCCTTGGATAATAAGATTCCCAAAAAAAGGTCCGAAGCAAATATACCATGCGTTAGGGTTGGTAAAATTATAAGTAATTCCCAACGGTGTTGTGCCGGCATTACCCCACGTATTCACTATGCTTTGGAAGCCTGACGCATCACCTTGTGCGAGCTTTATCAATGCATCAAAAAGAGAAGATAGTTTTTGATTACCGTTACGATTCATCACAAAATCGGCTGCACGCAAAACACCTGTCATTGTGTCCCCAGCTTTGCTCACTTTATTTGCTGCTGAACTATAAGCTGACACCGCTTTGTCATAAGCAGTCTTAACCGCCTTAGCGGTTGCCGCAAAAACAGAGGAATCCTGATTAACGCTATCTGTTAATTGCACAATGCCACTGGTCGTTAAGCTGCCTTTATCAATCGCGTGTGTATGGCTGGTTGAAGTGACGCTGTTTGTGGTTGATGCGGTAATGCTTGACGGTGTACCCATCGCGATAGTTCTATTCGCATTAATCTGACCGCCACCAGTTAAGCCGTTTCCAGCAGATATATTGGTAGTTGAGTTAGCTTTACCTGCCGCCAAATTATAAGCTGACACCGCTTTGTCATAAGCAGTCTTAACCGCCTTCGCGGACGCCGCAAATAAACTTGATGCAAAATTAACACTGTCCGTGAGTTGCGTAATGCCGTATCTTGATGTTGATGCTTTTTCGATTTCGTGAGTGTGCCCATCTGCCGCCACTGCATTTGTCGTATCGCCGGTAATTTTCTTCGGTGCGCCTTTACTAAATAACTCAGCAATTTTGGCTTTAAGCCATTGTGTGCGGTTTGCTAACTGCTTTTGCGGTTTATTTGAGAGACCGTCCTCGCCACCAACCACGGGGTCGTTTTCTTCAATGCGATAAATCTCATTTTCCCATTTGTTTTCTTCTTTTAATCCTGCCATTTTTGTCTCCTTTTTAAATTTTTTATTAGATTGAGCCGTGGTTATATGCCCCGTTATAAGTGGCTTTGTTATTATAGAGCAACGGTGCAGATTTATAATCTAAGATGCCAAGCACACAGCGTGCTGGGGCGTAACTGCGTAAAGTTTTTCTAATTTCTTCTGCTTGATCTTTGGTGATAGGTCTTGAGAGCTTAATGCCGTAATACGCCCATTTGTCAGCCGCTGGAATTGCAGCAACAGATTGGTTAGAGCTGTAATCGCGTAAGATAAGCCCTTCGTCAATCTCAACCTCGCCATAACCTAGCTTGCGTAATACCTCGCGGATACTGTACGGTGTACCTTTATAACGGTGTAATTGCACAGCATTATTGATTAATACAGACTTAGATTGATCTGTTTGCGCTGCAAACATCCCGTCATAGCCTGTCATACTCCATTTTTCAGCAAGTAGTGGCATCACATCATCAGGTAATAACTCAACTAATGTTGTCATAATTTGACGTTTCTCCGTCAGGTCGAGACGTTTGCCAAGTTCACACAACGCCACAAACTTATCACTTGCAGCAATGATTGTTGGATACTGTAAATTAGCCATCTTGCCGCACTCCATTTACATTAATAGTAACCGCGGTGCAGTTTGCCCATTCCGTTGCAGCCACCACCATTTTCGCCGGCTGATTAATCACAACGTCATAGACACCCTCAACCCGCAACACTTGCATTAACGCACTCGGCACCACATCCATTCCCAATTTGCGAGTGCGGGTAGAGAGATAACTCAGTAACGCATCTCTGGCTTGTGTCTTCACCACGTCTTCGCGATAACCTTGCAACAGCGTTAATTCAGCGATAATTTGATAGCTTCGCACCGTTGGAGACTTCACAGTAACCACATCACAAAGTGGTCGGCGAGTTTCGGCGGAGAGATATTGATTAATTTCATTTTTCAGGCGTTCATCCGGTACACCGGTGACGGTAAGTGGGTAAATATCGACTTTTCCGCCTGCTGGAGTAATCACAGCAACATCAACAATTGCTTGTGAAACTGAGCGAGTGTAATAGTCATAAGCAGCAACCGAACCACAAGTGTTAAAGGCTTCCGGTGCGGCTAAAATCCGCAAGCGATAAGCATCATCATCTTCCTCTTCAATGCCACCTGAGGTGATGTCAATATTGGTAACGGTAACCTCTTTGTCGGTGGCGAGTTTGCTTTTTAAGGTTTTAACACGTCCGATTTCCCAGCCATTTCCAAGTATGCCAGTAACCGTAGCTTCTGCTTCAACTTCGACATAGCTAATTAACGGCGTAATGACGTCATCAGCAATTGTGACAAAACTAAGTTGGTCAGTAACTGCGACCACTGTGCCTTTAGGAATTAAAATAGATTGATGCTCACCGGCAACACTAAAACGCAACACACAACGTGCCGCCTTATCACGCAAGCGATAACAACCGAACGGCTCACCACATAAATCGAGGGCTAAGCCTGTGGCGTACTGAGGAAACGTCTGTAAAAAGGCTTCATTAATCCCTTTGCGGATTAACAACTCACGATAGGCATAAGTTTGAATAATCGAACGCTCAATATGTGCTGGCTGTAAGGTTTTGCCAGTACGCTGTTCGTAGTCCGCAATCGCTTCCGCTAAGATGACTTTTACGTCATCTGCAATAATTTTGACGTCTTCTCTGGCTTGACTAACCATAGTTCACCTCAGTTTGATAAATTTGTCGCTCCACGTCATCACGTAAGCACCAGCGAATATCAAAATAAAAGTGCGGTGCTTCGCCAGTAACATTGACGCTTTGCACCACAATCCGTGTTTCCCAGCGTTCTAACGCCGTCCAAATTTCACGCACGATATTTGGCACTGCCACATCAAACGGCTGGTCGATGTAGTCAAAATGATTGCTACCAAACTCGGGGCGCAAAATGTCGCTGCCCTTTCGGGTAGCCAAAATATTGCTGATACATTGGTGGATATCGTTTTCGCCGGTAATGGCGATGTTATCACCAAGTTCCGGCGAGAGTTGCCAATGGATATGGGTAATTTGTGTCTTCATAGCCCTGAGAATACAGGGCGGAGAGAAAAATTGATTTTAAAGGGCTTTAAAGATTTATGCTGGCTTGCCGGTCTTAGACGGCCCACTAGCAACATTGACGTGGACGTGGTTTTTAAGGCTAACACCATCGGCAATCACATCACCATTTTTAACCGTTACTGTGCCATCATACACATCAACAAGACTGTCATTAACGATGATTTTGCCTGCGGCGTGAATGGCAATATCACCAGTTTTGCGGTTATGCTCGATTGTTGTGCCATTGCTAAATTTTTTCATCCAAATGTCGTTACTTGAAGCTGGAGCTAGGTCTTGATTGTTGTAAATCGTGCCAAGCACACAGCCACCTTCACCACGCGCGTCAAGCAAAATAGCGACCAATTCACCCACATCAGGCAAACAATAAAACTGATTACCGCCGGCATTCGGTGTTAAAAACGACAACCACGCCGTTTCAAAATCTTCCAGTACTGGAATTGTCGCTTTGATTTTATGTCGTTTAGCATCCACTTGTGAGACAATGCCTTCTTGATAAGTCGCTGCAAAATTATGGGTTGGTGCTTGTGTCATTTGCTATCTCCTCAATAAATTCTAACATTCGGATTTCAAGGCTAGTGGTATAGCCGTTTGAACGGGTAAAGCTATGATGTGCGGATTTAATCAAATACTTGCCGCTAAACATCCCCATTTGTGTCAGCATAATGGTATTGCCGGCGACCAGCTTCGGATTACCGATAACAGTAATATCGCCAGCTTGTTGATCATCATTTTGCTGATGCAATGCGGCTTCTGCTCGTGCATTTATCTGTTCTTGACTCTCGCCTCGTGTTACCACTTTTAATGTATCTTCATTGCTAGCTTTCGCTTGTTTTTTGTTCGGGCGTTTGCTTTTAGTCTGCCGTTCGGCTTTTATTGCTTTTTTCTCATCGGTATTAAAACCGGCAATCTTCACCTTTTTTACTGCGTCTTTTATGCGATCACGCAAGCGGATAGCGATCGTTTGCGTTAAATCTAGCGTTGCCACGGCTGCACGTTGTTCGAGGCTTTGCATTGTGGTAAAGACCAATGTTTTACCGACAATTTTAAAGCTGTGGTTATATTCGTGAGCAAGACGCGTCAAAAACTCAACATCTCGCTCTTGATATTGCGTGACGCGCTTAATCGGAATATGAGCGACTGTGCCACTGACATTGAGTTTTAAGCGTCTTGCCACCTCACGCACAATCGCTGCTAACGTGGTGTTTTCATACGCTTTCGGCTTTAAGGTGCGATTGGCTTTGCTGATACCCGTACTTAACGCTCGCAGCGTCACCACTGTGCCACTTTGACGGTCATATAACCACTCAATCTCATCGATCTCAAACGCGCCAAGATTGACCAACGGTGTACCAACATACCCCAATAGCAGCCGCAGCTCATCGCCTTGTGTGGGGAACCAGTTACGGATCCATTTGCCCTCAATATCCTCAAAGGTCACCTGCAATTCGTCCGATTGATCGGCGAGATAATCGGTGTAACTGAGTTCTTTTAAATAGGGCTTAACATCAGTCGTGATGTTACTTTTGCCGTAGAAGAGTTGAAAGTCGGGTTGACTGACGGTTAAATTCATTCTGCCTCCTGCATCCACGGCGGCAAATCCGCTTGCGAATCGGTTTTCACCTGAATAATCGGCACATATAAGGTTTCGCCACGTGGCAAGACTTCGCAAAATGAGAGGTGTGGGTTAGCGTTCATTAAACGGTTGATTTCACCTACATCGCCGTAATAGCGATAGGCAAGTAAATCCCAACGTTCGCCTTCGCTAATCGTGTGCTGAATCACTTTATTCATCACGCACCTCGCCGTTACTATCTTCGCGTAACACAATCCACGCCGTCATTTGCGTTACAGGTTCGCTAAGGCGTTCAAGCACTGTATCACAGCTGTCTAACGCTTTCACACCAACATCGAACCATTCACTTAGTTTACTGTCGTTTAAACCTTGTTTAAACGCACTTTCAAAGACGTTTAAATTCTCCGCAATTTCAGCGATGTCACGGAGAAAATATTGCGTTCCCGTAATCCCTTGAGTTAACGCATTAAAACTATTGGATAATCCTAGCATTTCACCAAGTGGCCCTATCGATTTACCCACACTATCTAAAGCGAAGGGTAATTGTGTTAAAGCAGAAAGTGGATCTTGTGCTAGCGTTTTAATCAATGTTACTGTATTACGCACATCATTAATTACACGTTTTGTCTGTTGATAGAGCTGCACGCCTTTAGTGATTAACGCCTTAGTTTGATTAATCGCTTTCACCGCACCAGCAGGCAACAATGCCCCCAGCGGCGAACTACTCCCTAACTGCAACGCTAATCCGAGTACGTCTTGACCTTGATCTCCCACAAATTCTCTCAGTGTCAATGAAATATCACGTGCTAACGTATTACCCCGACCGTCCGTATAAAGTGCTTGGCTTTGAATATCAGTAATAACAAAGTAGCCTTTAAACTTGCTGAAACCTAACACCAAAGCCAGTGCCTGTTGATTTTCTTTAGCCAAAATCAGTTCTTGATAGCGTTCATCAACGGCACCTAACATATAATGCAAGTTAAGTGTTAATGTCAGTTCAGTGAGTTCATTGCCCATTACCTGCAACCGTGGGCGACCGCTTAGCACATCGTGTTGGGTATAGGTCGCACTGTGTTTTTCATCCAACGCTGTCGGTGCATTTAACAAATCAAAGGCGATATGCCCTAATAACGCATAACTCATTAGTAAGACCTCCGCATTTTTTGATCTACCACACGATTAATCATCTGCTCAAATTCTCGTAAACTCATCTGTAAGCCTTGCTGTACTTGTTCAATTACGCCTTGCCCAGACGCACCATTGACATTAATGGTTGGGTTAAAGGTGACTGTAATCGCATTATCTTTGGTTTGCTCACGAACAGCGACATTTCGCTGTTGTAATGCCTCTTGTAAAGGTTTTGGCTTTGATTTTTGCTGCACTGATTGACGTAACGATGATGGTAAATAACTTGCTGTTAATGCCGCAGTCGCCGCATCGGCAGCAGCACGATTAACAGTATGCTTGCGAACAGTGCTTTTTGTTTTTGCAGATAAAGTGGATTGTGCTGTTTTTACTGATGTCACTTGTGGCAGTTTATTTGTGAGTGCCAATGCAGTTTCAATAGCAGGCACAGATAACGCTTTTGGCATAGCTTGCTGCATTTTTTCACCCATACCACTCACCGCATTAGCGGCTTTCATCGCTGATTTTGCTACTCCGATGACTAAGCCATCCACTGTGTTTTCACCATAGCCCATAAATACCCGACTTGGCGAGTGAATGCCGAGTTTTTCCGTAAACCAATTTTTGACACTGTCGCCGAGTTCGCTGACCGTCTGCTTGGCACTCTCCCAAGCCTGATTAATCCCGTTTACCAATCCGTTAATGATGTTTTTACCAAACTCGGTAAAATTATTAGGCAAATCAATGCCAAACCACGACAACACACCGGCGAAGACTTTGTAGAATAAGCCTAACGGCGACCAATTAAGAATAGTGGCAGTGATGTTACCGATGCCGGAATTAAAAAAGGTTTTGATATTTGTCCACAAATCACTAAAGAAAACTTTAATCGGCTCCCAGTATTGATAAATTAAGTAAGCTCCGAGCGCAATTGCCGTCACCGCAAGACCAATTGGGTTAGCAAGCATTGCTCGCCCCAAAAAGAGCACTGCTTTCCCTGCGAGGTTAATCCCCCTAAGCAACCCGCCACCAAGCACTTTTGCTAATCCCACCAATCCGCTTTTCATTGAAGTGACCACCCAGCCAATTCCTTTACTGAAGCGAGAAAAACGCGATACAGAACCTGTCAAGCTATCTACTGCTTTGGCAGCTTGATAGGCTTTAAGTAATTGCATTGGGAGTTTAATTGCTGCTGCAATAGAGAATAAACCGCTAAAAGCAAAGCGGAGTGCGAAGACGGCGGTGCTTAATGATGCTAATCCCATTGCTGTCGCTACACCCCATTTGATTAACGATTTATGCTTTTCAATCCACGGCGCAAGTATGCCTTCAATGAAATTTTGCGCCGTATTCGCAAATGACTTAATATCCTCAGCAAATGCTGAGCCAAACGTGCCAACCGCGCTTTCCCAAACCCCACCTAACGCTTCTAACGCCGAGGATAGTGTTTTGGTTTTTTGTGCAATACGATCTTCGAGGCTAGCTTGAGCTCGCATTTTTTCAAGCATTTCATTTAACCCAGCTACACCTTTTTGAGCCAAAATATCTGCTAGTCGCCCACCCTCAATTCCAAATAACTCTTCTGCAACTAAACCTACTCCTTCATCACCAAACTTTTTACGAATTTGTTCAAATTTCGCCATCTCGGCGATCATTGCATCAATCCCTTTGAAGTTACCCTTTTTATCCCAAAATTCAAACGTAACACCAGCTGCATCCATCATATCTCGTGCTTCCGCTTTCATTCCCTTTTTAGCTGCCGCAAGCATTTTCGGTCCTTTGTTCATTCGGGATAACATCATATTAAAACCCGTTCCAAAGGTTGAACCCTCAAGCCCTCTTTGCCCAGCCATCCCCTCAATTGCAAGAATTTTCTCTGTATTTTCTGCGCCTGTAAGACCTAGAGAGTTCACTTTAGGAGCATAGTATTTCATTGATTCATACACTTGAGCCTTATTTAAACCAGCTGCATACATTACTCGCTGTAAATAATCAGCAGCTTTACCCAGCTCTGCATCTTTTAAACCGTGAGACTCCATAAACTTAGCAAGAAACTCACCGCCTTCAAATTGATCCATCTCAAGCAACACATTCAATTTAGCTGCAGTTTTAAACGCCCCACCAAGTAGCACTTTCTCGGATATCCCTTGTTTTTGCAATGCACTGGCTAAATTATAAAAATCCTTTCTTGTACCAGGTAAATCCGTGCCGAGTTGATCTGCTATCTTGCCAATCTCATTAAACTTACCAAACGTTCCATCGGCTTTCATCATGGCAATTTTGAGATTATTTGCCGCTTCCTCTTGCTCAATAAATGTCTTGACCGTTGACCAAACGGGTAATGCAATCGCTGTTGCTGTCGCACTACTTTTTATAAAACCGCTGGAGAACTCTTCACGCTGAGCTTTACGGGATAGCTGTTTGTCCATCGTTGCTTGTAATCGTTGCTGTGCTTTTTCAGCGCGTTCAATCGCAGCTGTAAATTGTTGTTGCTTAGCTGTGGCACGCCCAATGAATTGTTGCATACGCTCATAACGACGTACCAATTTAGTGACATTTTTATCTCCGGTCGCATAAGCCAGTGAAATACGATGCTGTAACGTGAGTTGTTTTTGTTGTGCTCGTTCAATACGTGTGCCAAGTCGAGATTGTGATTGATAGGCTTTAGACAGCCGATCACCCAAGCCTTTGACACTCTTTTGCGCTTGATTAAAGGTAGCCTTAAAGCCACCGCCAAGTGCAGCACCAATCACTAAACCAATCGCTAATTCTTTTGCCATTTATATGATCCTGTGGTAAATATAGGTTTAATAACGCAATAGCAAGGAGCATAAGATGTTCGATGAAATAATTGACTTATGGCGAGGCGGTTCAATTTATGAACGCACAGGAGCTATCTTACTTTGCGTGATAATCTTGTGCGTCTTTAGTTATTTTGGTTATCTCACCATAATAACCATTGTTGATTACGGCTGGATGATAGGAATGATCGTTGCAGTTGTTTTAAGTCTGTTTATCGCGTTACTTACCGTACTTGCCAGTCCAGCTCTAAGCTTGTTACTTATCGTGATTGCTGGCTTGGTACAGGCTGTTGTCAGCCTATGTCAAGCCATTTATCGTTTATTGAAGCGGTGAAGCATAACCAGCTTTAATTTGCCGTTGTGCTTGAGCAAGCCACGTTTCTAATTCAGATAACGTCAATCCCTCCAACTCAGCAAGCGTAAACCCGAACCACCATTTTAAATCCGCCAATATCGTCATTAACGCTTCATCATTCGGCATCATCACCGAACAGAAACGAGCTTATCTTGCGATAATCCTTCCAAGTCATCTGATCAATGTCTTCAACTGTTAACCCACAACAGGCGGCAATCAGAATAATTTCTCGCTCTTCATTGGATTTTGCTAACTGTGCGGCACGGCGAAAATCCTTGACAAGCGGTTCACGCACTTTTACTTCTTCTAACGCTATACCGTCTGCTAAGGTAATTGGGGTGGATAAACGAATCACGTTAGTTAATGCTTCAACTTTCATAGACATAAAAAACTCCTTAGTAGGTTTGGTTAATTTCTACTAAGGAGTTTACTTAAACAGGTTTAAATTTGATTTTAAAGCGCTTTAAAGATTTTTATTGGCCGATATTCGTACGATATTTTTGTAAAATATCCTGTCCTGCAACACGATATTGGTTACTGAAGGCGTCATAGAACAGCACTTCTTTGCCATTGATCATTTGCTTCACTGAATGCACCTGAAACGTCATCGGATATTCAGTTGGCTCTTTCTTGTATTCACCAAGATTGACCTTGCTAAACATCGCATTTAATGTCAGCACCAACGGCACTTCTTCCGCCATACCCGCAGCATTAAAGACTCTTACATCTGCACGCACCATCAATTGTGCCGTTTTAAACGGATTGCTGGAAATGGCTGCTACTTCTGGATAAAAACCGTCCCACGTCACCTCGCCCTCCAACGCATTCACCTTGCTCGGCAATTTAATCACTCCCACTAACCCTAAATTGTCGTGTTCGGTAAATTCCACTTCAAATTCAGGCAGTTTAATCGTTTTCGCTTTGCCAATTAAGCTATTGCCGTTGATATAGACGTTAGCGTTATCGACTTGATTAATTACCGCACTCATTATTGACCTCCTGATACTAAGTTAACGAGATATTTACGCGTTACAATAGAGTTATTAGTAATGCGCTCTGCTGGGATTTTCGGTGTAAAGTCATATTGCAATGGCACCTGTCCTTGACTAAAGGCATCAACGAGATTGGCATCAGGGTCAAGACTGACACTATAACCCACAATGGATTTTAAGGTGCTCAAATAGGTTTCCACTGTCCCAATAAGACTGTCTAACAACGCTTCATCAATCGGCAAATCCATATATTGCAGCTCAACGCGACGAATACTTTCGTCAATTAAATCGGCAGTGCGTTGGACGGTTTCAAAGTTACTGATATGGGTAACGGTCGGATAGCACGCGAGGCGGTTACCCCACATTCTAAAGCCCGTACCAAAACTATTAAATACGGTAGTAATACCGACCGCATTTAAGCGATTCGTTTCACTTTGCTTGTCATCAATGCGTGCAGTGAGTGGGACTTCTACCCCGATAACGCCTTTTAATTGACGGTTAGAGATACTGTACCAATAACCTTTCTCCACATCGGTGAGCATTCGTAAGCCTGCCGCGTGTGTGGCTAAACTCTCTAATGTGTTACGTTCGCCAATGACGTGCGGATAAAAGAGTTCAGTGCGGTCAGAACTGGTTTTAAAGTTAATTGTCCCTTCTGGGCCACGTCCGGCAATTGCTTGAGCAAAGGTGGTGCCTTGTGGTGCCTGCACATACGCTACTGCATTTAATTGACTTGCGAGTGTTTCAAGCGATGCCGTCATGGTTGCTGTCGCATCATATTGTGGACAGATTAAAATCTTCGCATCTGTACCGAATAAGTTAAACCCAGCACGTAACATCTCAAAGCCCGTCCGCTCGCCAGTGCGTGTATCAACTCCACCGCGTAAATCCGCTTCGGTGACTTTGGTTGGGTCGGCATAGCTGTAAGTTGCTGTGACATTGGTTTTATTGGCAGTAAAACGAATTTCCCCAGTCAGCATATCTGCGTTGTAGTCCGTACCGGCAACTAACGCGTCTCCGCCGGCTTTGATGGTTAAGTTAATTAAGCCTGCTTGGACTGTTGTTGCGGTTAATGTATTTTCATCCAGCACCAATACTTCATCCGTCACTAATGTACTATGCTTAGTTGGATCTAACACATTGATCACATACACTTGTCCTGCTGCATAACGACTTAATATATCCAACGCATCACAAAGCGAATAGCCTCGGTCTAAAATATTACCGAATTGAGCAAAGTCTTTTTTCGTGATACAGAGTTTGAGGGCATTGACCTCGCCAACGGGTGCAGTGCCGACAATCCCGACAATCGCCCCGTCCACCTGACTAACGGGAACACTACCACCATTTTCGCGAATGGTTTCTGAACCGTGATGATAAGCCATATTAAGTTGTCTCCTTTTTTGTGAGTCTTGGGTCGAGCGGTTGCCCGTTACGGCGGACGATCACTTCGACCAATTTTTGTAAATCTTGTGTTTTTGTTTGTTGCACTTGTACGGTGTCGACTTGTAATACCAACTGATACTGCCAAACGCCACTTTCTTCGCTATCAAATTGCTCGCTAATTAAGTAGCACTCGCTGCAATTTGGCGGCTGAAAGCCCACCATTAATCGCCTGAGTTGGTCTAGCAGCAACAACGCCCCGTTATCGTTATGCAAGTTACGACTGATTACGGTGAGCATAATACGTACCGTGCGAGATTGACTGATAATGTCAGAGGCACGCAATTTGCCAAATGTCGAGCCGACATAACCAATCAACACTACGCCATTAGGGTGCGCCAGATAATAATCACTTGGGTTATCCGGCATAAGCTCAACTTGCCAATCAGGTAACGCTTCTGACAAATGTTGCTGTATTGCGGTTAAAATCGGTAACGTTGCTGACATCAGTAACCGTCCGTATTGAATTTGCTTGCCGCACGCACTTTAAACTCACCGCTATCAGGCAATAAGTCATCAACACGCGTCTCATCTAGCGCTGTTACCCCAAGATGCAGTTTGCCTGTGGCAATCTGCTCTAACTCTTTAATTGCCTGATGGTAAGTTTCCTTGACCGTTTCAGGCATTTTCATTTCTGGACGACGGGCATAAAGCCAATAACGAGCCAATGATAAGCAATGCTGACTAATGACCGTTGGGGTTTCCGACAACGGTAATAGATAACGAGAACGTAAGGCGGCATCAATGCGTTCACTAGCCACTTGAATCGCAGTATTAATAACAGGTAAGGCAATCTCTGTCGCTCGACTGTCATCATTACTTAGTTGGACTAAGATATTGCGACTAAACGCTGCTACTAACATTTCTGCCGTGATATACATTATTTTTCCTTTTTATCTGTTTTTTCAGTTGCTTCCGCTTCCTTCGCTTTTGCCTCTGCTTCCTTCGCTTTTGCCTCTGCTTCCTTCGCTTTTGCCTCTGCTTCCTTCGCTTTTGCCTCTGCTTCCTTCGCTTTTGCCTCTGCTTCCGCATTGGCTTGTTCTACTAATGCTTGTGCGATGGCTTCTGCTTCCGCTTTTGCTTTTTCGAGTGCTTTCGCATCTTTTAGCGTGACATACACAGCTAAACGATGATATTCCGCTTCAGTGAGCGAGATTTCCTCGCCCACGTCATAGCGCTTGCCGTTATGTAAGATGGCAGTGTGAGCAACCACTGCGGTTAATACGGCTTCTGTTTGTTTGGTCGTACGTGCCATTCCAACCTCCTAAGCTAAGCAGTCTTTAATCAGATAGCCGGCAGGTTTACCGACCAAGTGCGGTTTATGAATATCGGTAGTGCGGATTACTTCCAGTTTGCCGCCATTTTCCACATAGCGGTCAACAAATAAGCCACCTTTGCGACGTACGGTATAACCGTAACTTGGTTCGTAAACCGTGCCTTTTTTCTCGGTAGAACGTGGCGCGACATACGCTAACACAATGGTGTCTGTCCAAATATCTTTTAGCGTGCTGGATTCTTCATACACCGCCTCGCCAATTTTGACCGTATCGACATCAATCAACTTAGCAAAAATCTCTGGTGTGATAATGCCAGTTTGCACATATTTGATTTTTTCAATCACTTTCGGATGCTCTTTTAACACCTGCCACACATCACCGGCGATAATGCAAACATTGGCTTTACGACCGATAGAACGTTTAATGGCACGTTTTGCCATATCAAAGACCGTAAACGGATCTGAATTGGCGTGGCTAAATTGTGATTCACCAGACAGCACAATTTTGTTAGTGCTGTCATAATTGGCTTCGTTTTGCGCGACATCAGCAATCTCTTTTTCACGCCCTAAGGCAATGACATCTTGCGTTGTGTTGAGGGCGAATTGACGTAAGCTAAAAATTGCCTCGTTTTCTTCACGATAGTCAATTGCATATTCAACATCGTGTTCTTCCAAAGCCACATCAATTGCACCAATGTCCTCAGGCTCTAAGCGATTCGACGCGCCACGTAAATTACGCACAGTGGACGGCAGGCGGAACGCTAAGCGTCCAAAGGTTGGGATTTTGCCCGCTTCTTTGTCAATTTCGACTACCGGCATAAGCGTTTCGCCAATCAGCTCGTTGTTGTAATAACCTTGTGCCAACTGGGTTAATACGGGGTCTTGAACACGTAATTTTGCTAAATTGTGTGCAGTCATTAATTGTCTCCTTTTAGTTAATTATTGGTTAATTGCGTTAAACGCCTCAACATAACTGACGCTATGAGCTTTCATATAGGCTCGGACTTTTTTGTCCATCTCAATGCTTGCCGGGTCAGTACCTTCGGCATATTCCACGCTGTCATCTTTTGGTTCAGCGACCTTGTCTTTGGTTGCCACTTCGGCAAACTCAACCGACTTCGGCAGTTCGGTTAAAAACGCTTTTAAACGCTGTTTAAAGTCATCTTCCGAAAATTCAGTACTGTCATGCTCTGTATTCAGCAATGCGAGCGCAGCCTCTTTCTGCTTCGATGAGAGCTTGCCTTCCGCAACCAAACTTTCCGTAAACGCTGCATTTTCCGCGTGCATTTTTTCGCGCTGTGCTTGGGCTTGCGCAGCTTTTAGCTGTGCATTTTCAGCTTCAAGGGCTGCAAGACGTTGCTTTTCTTGTTCCGACATAGTTCCTCCTTCATTTGGTTTCTCATCGGGTTCATTAAAAATAGGTGAGGGCGGTGTGTCATAAATTTGCTTTACTTCTTCACGCACCGCATCTTCTTGTAAGCTTTGCACTTGCCACGCCGGCAAAACGCGGTCAGCCTCATCAAGACTAAATTTTTCAATAAGAAAATCGCGCAACCGTTGCCACAACGAGGCATTTGTCCAGTCGCTAAACTCAACAAATTCGGTATCACTGTCGGCGAACATCGGATCTTTTAAGCCTTTCACCGCCGGCGGCATCGCCCCCAAAAAACCGACGTGGCGTAAATAAAAACCGTCCGGTTTCGGGTTGTTAGCAGAGTTTGGCAAGTAAAAAGCGGCAGAGATTTTTTTAAACTTGCCCTCACGCACCAGCTCGGCAAATTCACTGTCGACCTGTTGCGGTTCGGCTTTTAACACATCGCCCTCTGCCACTAAGCCCTTAATCCAACCATAAGCCGGATTGTCGTGTTTCGGGTGCCCGATCACTATCGGCGCTTCGTGGTACTGAGCGCTGTAATTGGCAGCGATGGTTTTTAAATCATCGGCGGTAATGGTGACAGTGTTGCCGTTAGCATCTTGTCTGGTGCCGGCACGAAAGATTTCGATAAGTTCCATAGCGTCTCCTTTGAATTAATGACGCTAGTGTAGCGATTGGGCATATAAATTGATTTTAAAGCCCTTTAAAGATTTTAGATGGGAGAGTGAGAAAGAAAAAAAGGAAAATAACGGCAGAATAGATTTTTAATATCGTTTAAATGCCGTTTAAATCTTTCAGGGTGCGTTTAAATTTTTTCAGATGATAAATTGTACCACCTAAAGCAAAAAACGCCACAGTGTGCGTTTTATGACGTTTTCTAAATTATTTAATTTGCGATAACTGTCGTTGTAACAATGTCGTGGCTTTATTTAACAGTACCGCTTTATCATTGTTATTCACACCTAACCACGGACGAGGATGCAACTTTGTTTTGTGTCCTCGCCCCGTCTTGCCGCCAAAATGTTGGATTCGTGCATATTTGGCATCAGAACCAAATTCCACGCTATTATCGTCGTAATTATAGGCGGTTTTATCGCTTAAATAGCCGTCTTGACGCAAAATCTTCAGGCTTTTGCCTTTTTTACGTTTACGTTCCAATGTTGACTTTTCAAGCGACTTCCACTTTTTGCCGTCTGGAGCCACTTCTTGCTTAAAGCGTTCTTTGTGGATTTTTTTTAGTGTTTCACCGAGTACGCCATAGAGTTTTTTAGGGTGTTGTAACTGAATTGCTATTTGCCTTAATTCATTACTGGCGTGGTCATCAAGGGTAATTTTGATCACGATATTAATCTCATCTAAAATAACGTAGGGTAATAACACCCTAACTACATAAGGAATAAAGTATGTTAGTAAATGGAGAACAAGCAATAGGTTTAGTTTATGATTTATTATTTGAAAAGAAATGGCTAGTCGAAAAGGCAGAAAAATTACCACTTGATCCACTTTCTGAAAAAGAAGCGGTAATGTTTCTTGCGACACTCGATCAACAAAGTGAAACAACTTGGCTACAGCTAACCCCTAATCAAAGATCAACTGCAAATGGTTTGATTATGGATTTTATTGCTAAATGCCTAACCACTAGCCGAGAATGGAATGTACCTGATGATTTATCACCACCAGAACAAGCCATTCATATTTTCAAACAAGAAATTGAACGTAGTCATTTTTCTCTTTTAATTTTAAACTAACCTGCTCACGCATTGCGTTAATTTTTTCTAATGGCAAAGCGTTTTTTACTTTAAAAGCCTTTTCGGAGGCTTTTTCTTTTTTAGCCATTTTGTTCTCCTGTTGATTAAAAAATAGTTTAGTTGTATAGTGCAACAAATCCGCAGGGGGTTTCCTACTGGAAAGGTTACGCTGCAAAAAGGGGTATTATCCTGTTCGAATCAGGCAAACCTGCGGTTTAATCTAGACTTCCCCATAGCAGTTTAAAATCATATAACGCAGAAAAATCTTTCATTACACTTGCCGTTCTTACCAAATTTAATTTCGCTTTATATTTTTTACTGGTTAACTGATCTTTTAATATTGCTTCATAATCCATCTTAACGGCAACTTTCCCCTTATCGGTATCATAAACAAATAACAACACATCACTTGCTTTAACGTTACGTTGTTGCTCTTTGGTTTGTAACAAAATTGCCTTAGGATTTCTTAATTTCTCCGGCAACTGCCGCCAAAACGCCACAGGCAAGTTAATCCTTTTTTTCTGCTTGCTGTCGCGTAGTGCGTGTAAAATATCTTCATCTCGTACAGCAATCACGGCAGATTGCGGTGCTTTCTCTAATGCGGTTAATTTCTCAATCACACTTTCATTGATCACACCGACATATTTCATTTGCCCACGTGCGACTTTTTCTGTTGCGACAGTATCGACCATATCCGCCATCGACGCATTCAACATCGCTATCGCTTGCGGACGTTTAGCAATGACATCATTTAACAACAAACTTGCAAAACGTGGCTCGGCGGTGGTAAGTTTTTGCATTAACAAGCTATCAATGTTTTGCATTCGCCCCGTTTTGAGATTATCAAAATTATGCGGTGTAAAGCCAACATCATAACCTTTTGGTACATTCACGCTTCGTGGGTTGCCGCTACGCACACCAACTAACTTATCCTCAAATTCGATTTGCACCGGCGGCGACACGTTACGTCCCATTGCCTTAAGGTCGTCATCATCGTGGGCAATCACAGTGCAGTGGCAACCGTAGGCTTTAATCGGGTAGTAGTAACGCCAAAACGGGTCGTTTGCCGGTCTAATCGTGCCGTCTAATTGCACGTGTAACGGACGTGGGTGAGCATTATCATTATGTTGATATTCCCAATAGGGCATCACATCAGCTAAATCAAGATGTTGTTGCAAACGACCACGATTGTAGGCGGCATAAACATTGGTATCGTAAATAATCCGTGTTCGCCAGTTGCGACCGCCTTTATATTGCCAGCCTGTTTTTGCCACAATCTCATCAAACTGCTTACGAAACCCCTCAAGGGTTTCACCGCGTTGAATCGCGTCATCTACCGCTTGACGAAAGGCAACTAATACCTCATTACGGTTTGCTCCTGCCACCATAAAAAAGTAATCGTGTTCTTCGCCTAACACGTCTAAATAGCTGTTGGTCGGCAGATTGAGCTTTTTCTCAAAATAGCGAGCTTGCTCTTTAAAGCTAAAGCCACTTTGTACCGTCATTTTTTCACTTCCTCCGCCACGCTATAACGTCCAGCCAATTCAGCGGTGGTACTTGCCCACGCCATTACTTTGGCATATTCGGCAAAGGTCAGCTCCGGAATAAGGCTATCAAGTTGGTTACGAAAATCTTCCAAACTCTCCGCTTGTGAGAGCTTGTCCTGCACCTGTTGCAACCAGCTTTCGACATAAGGCTCACCCTCCACTTCGAGCTGTTCAACAATGCCATCGGCGATATTTTTTGGCATTTCTGGTTCGGCAAACTGGGCTTGTGGCTTATCAGCATCTTCAGCGACTAACTCAATATCACCCTCTTCAAAGTTATATGTTCGTTGTAAATATTGTTGAGTAAACTTCACACCAACACGTGATAAAATTTCGTCCCGTTCTGCCTGCAATTTATCCACGCTTTCCTGTTCAAACAGCTCAAACTTCGGTAACTGATCTACGTTAAAATTAAGTTCACAAAGCCAGCTTAAAAGCTGATTAAACACGCTTTCAACTAAGCGAGCATCATCATCGCGAATATCTTCCAACACTTCCAGTCCAGCGGTAGCACTGGCACGATTACTATCAGCTTCGGTCGTTTGGTCTTGCCCTAAAATGGCAACACTAATTTCTGATTTACAGTAACGCAAAAAGTCATCAAACACTTGTGAGCTGCCGCCTTTGCTGGCACTTTCCAATAAATTAATTGAGCTGTCGTCCGGAATAGCCGCCACCGCTGTACCAAGCATTTGCTCTAAACTGTCTAATAAATCTTCGGTTTCAGTCGGGGTAGAAGTGCGTGGATGTTTACCGACTAACCACGGTGAGCCGTATTTTTCGGTAAATTCCAACCAAAACTTAAACCCACCTTTTTTAAAGGTCGCTGCCCAAAAGCATTTGGATAAATCGCCTTGTCCGTATGGATTTTCATAGGTGGCATCTTGGGTAGCGAGTAAAAATTTCTTCTCCGGCAAAGCAACGCCTTCCACTGGATTGGCTTTGGTACGCAGTTTTAAGCAGTTATCCTCATCAAACACAAACCATTCTTGCGGTTTAGCCTGAATATCAAGCGGTTGCCAAATACCCTCCGCATAACGCCACACCACCTCCAACGCTTGGTAACCGAACAGGGTGGCGTTGAGAACTTGTGAGATAATGTGATTCAGTGGCAACTCCGCAAAAATCGCCGCCAGTTGATCATCAACTTGCTGATTACCGCTTGGTGTAAGCCGCCACTCTAGCCCTTTAACTGCTGCTTTACGGCGACGTACACAGCCTGCCACGTGACTATCTGCCAACACTTCACGATAAGCGCTAATATCACGCCCCATCTTTTTTAACACCGGATCGGGATTGGGAAGATAATGCCCGATAGCGTAGTAATCTATTGCTTGTGCTCGGCTGGCAATAACTTTGATCATATCCTGTTTTTTATTCATCTGTTACTCCTAACACGCCGCTAAAAAGGCAAATAAAAATAACCAACCCCAGCCATCTAAACCAAGCCATAGCAATGCACAGCCACCTATTACACATATTGACGCAAATACATAACGCATTATTCATACCCTTTTGTTAATTGAACACTTTGCCGTGGCTTACGGCTGGAGGCTTTCACAGGTAGCAATACCGCCTCTTTTGCCGCCAGCAAGGCTAAAAAACACGCCCACGTGCGGTCAGCGTGTCCGCTACTGTCGTTTTCCGCCACAAAGCGAGGTTGCCCCGTTGAACCTGTGACTTTTTTGAGCTTGTGTAAATCTTCACGCAAGGCATTATCACCTTGTGGTATGCGGATTCTTCTATCTTCAAACGCATTTTTGCCAATGGTCGCCATATTAAGTTTGGTTGCCACGTTAAACAGCACGCCTTGTACTCGTTGTTTGCCGTGTTGATATTGGGCATCTTCCACCATTTTTTCGCCCATGCCGGTTTGGTCGAGGTTACAAGCAATCACGTTATATTGGTGCATTACACGATCCAGCTCAGCTAATTGTTCACGCAAAGTAACACGTTTTAGCGTCACAATTTCTCGCGTCCAATACACATCACCAACCAGTTCTAGCACCCAAATCACGGTTAAATCGCCTCGCACCGCAATATCCATCCCAACAAAGCACGGGTTACCGGTGTAATGTTCAGGCAAACCTGCCAAAGGATGTTCAACGCCGTCAATTAAGTCATAAGAAAGCCAACTGCTGGCTTCATCCAACCATTTCAGTTCAAACTCCTGCGCCCACGCATCTTCATCATTTAACCCTTTGCGCAACTGCTCAATATCACGCGGCAAACCGTCTGCAACCGCCTGATAAATGTCGACCGTATGTCGTGACCACTCACTGTTGTTTAAATCGGTCATCAATTCATAAAACTTGTTGCCTTTGCCGTTTGGTGTGCTGACAACACGCAATTTCCAACCGGCGGAAATCACCGGAAACAGGGCTTTCCAAATCTCACGGCTGTCTTGGTGAAAAGCAAACTCATCTAAAAAGACATTGGCACTAAAACCACGTGCGGTGTCCGGATTTGCTGGTAGAGCAGTAATTTTTGAGCCATTTGGGAAAATCACCTCTAACGCATTAATCGTCGGGCTAAACGGCACTTCGGCAATTTCACACGCCACCCCGACTGCCTCAAGATGACGCTTTATCCCCTCGTTAATCGCTTCTTTCGCTTGGCGTTCTCCACGCGACAAAATCACCCAGCGTGCCTTTTCGCCTCGTGCTTCCGCCGCTAGACAATCCAACACAATTTCAAGGGTAGTGGTAAAGGTTTTGCCGGTCTGACGGGCAAACATTGCCACTTTGAAACGGCTGTTGTCCTGTAGCCAACGCTGTTGATAACCATAAAGCAGGGTATTACTCACTAATGCCATAGACCGCCCTCATCATTTTTTCTACATCAGCAATTGCCATTCCGGATTGTTTACCGGCTTCTTCGACCGCTTTGGCGGCTTGTGCAATCACATCTTCACGGATTTCTTTTTCGCGTTTATAGTTGACTGACTGTGCTTGCTCAATGCGTTGCGCAACTAACGCTAATTGCCCTAAAACTTTCGGACTGATTTCTTTTCCCGATTCGCTCATACTCATTGATGTTTCAAAGGCAAGCGTTTTAACAAACTCAAGCAATAATTTACCGACGTCGCTATCGGGCATTTCGCCAAGCTGCTTTGTCCACACTTCCGCCATTTGTCGACTTGCCCGAATTTTTGCCCCAAATTCTTCCATACGCGAGGCATAGCGATTTAAACCAGTGCGGCTTAATTTCATTTCTGCACTGAGCCCTGCCTCGTCAATCAGGCTGTTAATGTATTCGAGGATGTCTTGCTGACTGTGCGATTTATCGCGCAAACGCAATAACAATTCTTGACGGATATGAGGCGGCAATAAATCCACTTTACTGGCACGTCCCCGTGTTTTTTTATCACTCATTTAAACCTCCTTTAAGCACTGGTCAAACTCGGTTTAAATTAGCGTAACAGTGGCTTTTTGACACCATACACTTCGGTACGACCTTGTGCTACATCCCATCCGCGCGCTGTCAAATAAGCAACGTAACAACCTGCCACATCTTTAAGCTCAATTAATCCTTGCTCTTTTAACCAAAGCAGATGTGAACGCACTTGGTCGCGACTGATTCGATGACCGTATAAATCTAAGCAATCTTGTAAGATGCTTTCGTTAGCATCGTTATTCGCTTCCACTAAAGAGCGTAAAATCACTAAACGTTGGTCTTGTGCAAAAATATTGTACTTATCCATTTTTTACTTCCTTTTCTATCAACAGTTGGACTTGATGGCTCAGTCCCTCCACTTTGGTGGCGATTTTGTCGCTTTTGCCGTCCAGCTTTGCCATTAAGATTTTGATTTCGGCAAGGTCGCTTGTGGTTGGCAAATCCTGCACTTTGGTTTCCAGTGCGTCCAAGCGGTGTTCGTTGGTGCTGACCGTCTGTTTCAGACTGTGCATTTCTTCACGTTTGATATATTTGCTATCCATTGTCAGCCTAACAATAAAGCCAACAAAGCCTGCTACCGATAAAATAATGCCCCAATGTTTTTGCACGACATCAAGGATTTCGCTCATTGCCTACCTCCTTGTGACAAATTGCCCGATAGGTTTGGTTATGCACCCATATTTGACGTAAGGTTTCTGTTGTGTCATTGCGACTTGCTTTAATCACGCTAAAGCCTGCACAACTACTATTCGTCACGTAAATCGCCGGCTTGCTGCAAGCGGGTAATAACATCATCACGGCTAACGCTACGACTGTTTTCTTCATTTTTGTTTTTCTCCCGATAATTGCTAATTTGTGCTTGTGCCGCTGCCTGTTGCTGTTTAAGTTGTTCAGCGATTTGCTGGTAGGTGGCGATTTGCTTTTTCGCTTGCGCCACTTTTAGCCACAAAAACGCAAACAGCGCGCCGAGCAAGGCGATGATGGTTAGCCAGATATAAGCACTTAATGTCATTGTTTGTCTCCTTTATTAAGCGCATTTGCAAAGCCTTTTGTCGCCACACCGCCACCACAAAATAGGGCAAACGTCATAAAGAGTTCGGGGGTGTAGCTACGGTCGAGATAGACGCAATAGGTTAAAATCCCTGCCATCAGCAACGCCCCGAAAAACTGGATAAAGGCGGTGGTTGATAAGCGACCGTTGTCGTTGGTAATAAGTTCTTTTAATTGCATTTTCACACCTTTTAAATCTCTCTTGTTTCTAATCTCCCCCTGCCCCTCTTTTTCAAAGAGGGGAGTGAAATTTTCTCCGTCCAATCTCCCTCTTCTCTTATAGCCCCCTCTTTTGTAAAGAGGGGGTTGGGGGTGTAGTGGTACACTAA